AACAATGAAAAGAATTAAGATTGATCCAGTAAAGTATCCAAAGTCTTCTGATGAGACTTGGTGGGTAGTGCATCCTAACAATGCAACTTGTGAGTTCCGTCTTCCTTCAGGGGCGGTAACAGTATGCATCAAGGATTTACTCGAGGTCTTCAAGAAGAACATTGCCTACAATGTTATCAGTGCTGACAACCACAATGGATGGGTAACAGTAGAGGGTAATGGAGATTTCTATGATATGCCACAATATCTGTTTGCAAGGCATTTTGATGCAGAATCTTTTGTTGTTGGCCTTGCCGATCCAAAAGACTTAGAGAATGCAATACCTTTCTCTTATCGACCGACGCTTCCAAGAAAAGAATCAGCTGATCCTAAACAACTTGAAATGTTTAAAGGATAGTGAACAATATGGATAAGAATAGTTTATTTGATCAAATTATTATGCAAGTAGCTAATGGTCACAATATAATGTGTTGTTTTCCAAGAAGATCCGGCAAGACACATTTAGCAAGCATGTTAATCAAAGAATCTTTAGTAGGTAAAAATATTGTCCATTTGACAGTCCAAAAAGCATTAAGTGAAGAATTAATTAGACGAGTAGGACACAAGATAGAGAATATGACATTCCGAAGTTTAAATAGATTGCGCGGAAGAAATAATATTGACTGTATAATAGTTGAAGAACCATACAAGGTGAAAGTTGAGCAGTTTAATGAAGCAATGATGATGGTAAAAGAGTTAGGATGTCAGGTAGTATTTCTTTTCTCTCCTTTTGAATATGATTCGAGACAGCCTCATCCACTAAAAGTATTATGGGATACTGCTCCATGGTTCAAGTATCAAATATCTGCAGGTTTACTAGATCATTATAATAATCCTAATTTAAGGAAAAGCGACTATAGACCTCAGGATTGGCATTCAGAAATAGAAGGTAATTGGGTGGCAATATAATGGGTGGAAAAGGTTCAGGGACTCCGAGGGCAGCATTATTAAAGCTAGACGGCACTCAGATTGACAAACATGGTAATGAGGCAGAAACTGACTTCTTTAGCTTCCTCAACCTCCCGGCGGAACACAATGCCAATTTAGAAAAGGTATTAACACCCAAGCAAGCATTAAAGTTCCGCAATCACATTGTGAGAATGAGAGTAGGTACTTCTGCAGCAATTCCAATGCTTTGCGGCGGTGCAAGATGTCCAGTTAAGCAATGTCCATTCAATGACGAGAAGAATTGGCCATTAGCAGAGCAGTGTCCAATTGAGAGCAGTTTAGTCATTAATTGGATGAAGAGTTATGTTGAGGATCTTGGGGTCAATCCTGAGAGCAGAACTGAGATGGTTCTTGTGAATAAGTTAATAGAATGCGATATAATTGATTACAGGGCCAATATAGGCTTTTCAGTTGACGAAGATGCCTGGAAGCTTACAGTAGTTGACATAACTACTACTGCGAAAAGTGTAATTGAGAATACCAGTGCACATCCTCTTATTGACATCAAGGAAAAGACTCATCGTATTCGACAGACTGTTCTTGAGTCTTTAGCTGCAACACGTAAAGAGAAGTATAAGCGGGCTCAGGCATTAAAGCAGAGGAACGAAGAAAGTATTGGCGATCATTTTGCGAAGCTCAAGATTGCATTAGGTGCAGTAGGCACTAAATCAACTGGGCCATCAATTGATAGGATTAAGGAAGACACCGAGAAGCTTGCTGATGATAATAATGATATAGTTGATACTGATTGGGAAACTCCAGATTCAACATAAAGGTGAATTAGTGTATGGCAATCTCTTACAAAGAAGAACGCTTATTAAATGCACAATATTTAGAGTGGCATGCTAAAGAGATCAGAGCCGGTCGTGTTGCAAAACCTCCTCCATTCCCTTACGATCCTTCCAAAAAACTAATTCCAGAGATACTTGAAAGCAAGCGTGTGCGCCTTGGAGAGCCTTTACAGAAGCTTGAGGGTGAACTACTAGGTTTTAAGGCAGCGAGGGCTACGGGGCAGCCAGTGGATCCTCAGAGGCTATTGTCAGTACACAGGGAAGCCGAGAGGTTACGAATTCAGGGTACAGACATTGCATTAGCGACTAGGGAGCAGGCAGAGCATGCATCTTTCATGCGTGGGTCTCGAGCTGGCATTGGGAAGGGTTCTGCCCCCACAAAAAGGGCAGGCGGGATTTTAGGTAAGATAATTAAGAACAGAAGGCTTTTATTAGGCGGAGCTGCAGCCACATTGGCATTAGGATACATGTTCTCTGGTGATGACAGAGTTTATAATACTATTCCAGGTTTGCATCCAGGTTCAGAGGGTTTAGGTGCTAATGTTTTAAGAGATCATTCTGATTTTGGTTCTGGGTATATGGCAGACAAAGTATTTAGGGGTCTTAGGCAGACTGTAACTGAAGAGAGCTATGATGAGTATACAAAGTATAAATCTCCTGCAAGAAAGAGAGCAGAAGCTTCATTAAGTGCATTCGCCGCTGGGAAAGAGAATTTACTTAAGTTTCCTGCAATGGGCGATATTGGCTTTGCTGCAAAGACTCGTGCTCAACTAACTGAATTTAAAGAAGAATTCGCATCTAGATGGGATCCATTAAGGAAGATTGCCAAAGAAGTCTTTAAAGATTCAGCTGATGATGTTGCATTTAAACAACTTACTCAATCTAAAGCTTTTAAGGAAGCAATTGCAACTGGGATGAAGACACCTGGGAAGAAGCTTGGAGAAGGTATTCAGGGTGAAGTCTGGGGATATGCAACTAAGATGCGTGTTGGCGATAAGATGCATGATTTTGAATTTGCAGTTAAGCGTGGAACCAAGAGTGAAGCTAGTGGTCTGTCTGATATTATTCGCCACGAAGAAAGATTAGCAGAGACTTTTAGGACTGAAGCTAAATCAATGAAGGCTTTAGGTAAAGAACGTGCTCCTTCACTATATGGTCGAGGCAGAGACTTTGGTCTAGATGAAGAATCTGTTGTTATGGAGCAATTCCAACTTGGTAGGTCTATACAGGAAGCACCTCTTGATGCAGATGAAGTAACTGATCTTATGAGTTTCATGAAGTCTGCCCATAAGAGAGGTATTACTCATACTGATATGCACGGTAAAAATGTCGTTAGAGCAATCAATCCTGCAACAGGGAAAGAAGAAGTGGCAGCTCTTGACTGGGGACTTGCTAATAGATTTCAAAAGACTGGCGGTATCGGCGGGACAGAAGAAGCTGCAACATATACTAAAGGTGCTAAGATACTTCAAGAAAGACTTCAAGAATCTGTTGGTAGACCTGTAGGATTCCATGAGTTTTCGGAGGTAGCAGATATACTTCGAGTGAAAGGACATGGAGCAGGAGTAGCTAAAACTAGTAGATCATCCACACATGCAGTTAACTCTATATATCTTTATGAGAAAGCAGCTGGTGAGGTTAGAGTATTAGAAAAACAATTACTGGCAGTAAAGTCTGATTCATCAATAAAGAAAGTGTTTGTTAGGCAAGCAGAAGAAGGTTTAGAAGAAGCTGCTGCTACATTGGCAGATAGAGATAAGCTATTGTCTGAAGTTGCCGATAATGTTGCAAATCATCTTGCATCTGGTAATAGATCAATTGCTAAAGTTCCATCTCCACTTAAAGGCTCTGGTTTAGAGTTTTCTTTTAATAATCCGCCTGCAGGGTCGTCAGGTCTTGAATTCTCATTTGGAGAGGCTGTATCGGCTGCGAGAGGTACTAAAGAAACTGGTACTGCAGTAATGAATAAAGTTGCTAAAAGAATACAAAAAGCAGAAGATATAGGACAAGCAGCTACTCTTCAAGCCTCATGGGCAGCCAAGACCATGAAACCAGAACAGTCTGCATCTTTAGCAACAGCTCTTCAGGGTAAAGCTAGGCGAGAAGCTATTAGGCGTAATGATAGATTTAATAAATTAACAAAAAAATCTGTTGGTATTGGACTTAGATCTTCTGCAAGAGCAACTAAAGGTCATGCAGAGTTTGCTTCTAGTCGCTCAACAGTAATATAATTAAATATGAATACTTCGTTTAGGAGGTAGATAATATGGGATTTTTTGGAATGAGCATGCTAGGTAAGGCTGGACGCATGTTAGGCAGTACTGGAGGCAGAGCTGTAGCAGGTGGAGCAGCTGGTGGTGCCATGGGACTTGCTAATACAGGAGATATGGGTGGATTCTTAGGCGGAGCAGCTGCAGGCGCTGGTATTGGAGCTTTCGGCGGAGGACTAGCAAATCGTTTTGCAGGTGGCAGAACTGTTGCTGGTATGGCACAAAGAGGTTTGGGTGCGGGTCGTCGTGGTGTTCAGCGAGGTAGGAGCGCTATGTCTGGTCTGTTATCTAATAGTGGCATGGGAAATGCTGCAGTAGGATTTGGACAAGCTGGCATGGGTGGAATTGGCCGTGGCATGAATAGACTTCGTGGTCTTGTTAGCCGAAATTCTGTAGCGGTTAACAAATGGGGTGGCAGAGCACTTATGGGTGCTGGTGTTGCTTCAGGTGCTTATATTGGCTCATCTATGTTAGGTTCTAATAGAGGATTTTAATGGATTGGTTCGCAAACAACCCTAATCAAAATGCATCATTTCTCCAGCGCTCAATGTGGAAATCACATATATGGGGCAGGCAGCAATTTGCCAAAAGCTATGCTCGAGGAGGAATGGCAGCAACTGTATTTGCACCAAGTCGAAAAGAAATGCTAATTAGTCCTTGGCGGCGAAGAAGTCCAGAAGGCAGCAATAAATACATCTCAAGACTCAGAAGACTTCAAAGTCTACATCAACAAGATCCAGGCATTAAGAAGGCTTTATCTGCAGTTGAGAAAGGTGCTCCCAGAAGTATGATGAGGGGTGGATTCGGCGGACTTGGAGGAATGGCTCTTGGAGGAGCGTTAGTTCTAATGCCAGGAATGATGGAAGATGGTCCTATAGAAGAAAGAGCTAGGGCTGTCACTTCGGGTCTTGGTGGTTTCGGTGGATGGGCAGTAGGTGCTAAAGCAGGAATGGGAATTGGTGCAGCGATAGGTAGTTTGATACCTACAGGAATAGGTACAGCAATTGGTGCTGGAATCGGTTATATTGCCGGTGGCTTAGTGGGCGCAGCTTCTGGCGAAGCTGTTACTGATGCTCTTACAAGAATTCCTGACCGCATAGTTGCAACAGAACGTTCTCGACGAGGATTAAATTGGGGACAAAATACTGCAGCATTTCAAACAAAACGAGCACATACGATGAGACAACAGTCATTAGCTCTAATGAATAAAGGAGCCATGTCGTCTCGTTCTCTTATGGGCCAGGAAGCAGTATTTGTCCACAGGTAAATAAATATGAATGATACAGTTGACACATTGGCAGATTTAAGAGGTCTTAACCTTCCTTTCGATTTGGATCTTGTTACAGAACAATGCCATACCTGTGTCCGTAAGCAGCTTAAAAAATATGAAAAACATGTAGATAAGTTAGGTAAACCTACTGAAGGACGCTTTCTTGTTCCTTGTACTGGTATTCCAAAAGAACCTGTCAATCCTGATCTAAAAGCCACTGTTGATGATGATGTTTGGGACGAGATGGTAGCGACAGTAGATATCGTCACTTGGGCAGCTAAATATCTTAAGCTTCCAACTGGACTCCCTTGGATAGCTCGTTGGTATCAAGCAGAGGTTTTAAGGTGTTCTTCACGTCGTAAAATGTTACGTATTGCACGTAGAACAGGAAAGACTGATCTTGTATGTGTAGAGATATGCTACTATTTGTTTACAGAGCCTAATCTTAAAATTGTGGTCGCCGGACCTCAAAAAACACATACAGAAGAAATAGTTAACCGTGTTCGTGGTTTTATCCATAGCAATCCTGAACTGTCTAGTATGGTCATCAGAGATGTCTCTGCGCCATATTATGCTATTGAGCTATCTAATGGCTCAAGACTTAGAGGATTCGCTGCTGGTACCAAAGGCAAGGGTGAAGGTATTGGTATTCGTGGTCAAGATGCTGACAAGCTTTATATGGAAGAGATGGACTATATTGATGAAAGAGCAATCACTGGTGCAGTTATTCCTATCTTACAGACCAATCCTAATACTGCATTAATCGGATTCTCTACTCCATCTGGATTCAAAACACCATATTATAACTTTTGTTCTAACAACCCGTACTACACAGAATTTCATCATAATTACAAAGTATTGGCTCACTGGAAGAATGTTGAAATGGAACGTTCTTCTTTCACTGAAGAAGATTGGACACATGAGTATTTAGCAGAGTGGGGATCTACAGAAGCCGGCGTATACAAGCCATCTTATATTGATAGAGCACTTCAGAATTATAGTTATGATAGTCATCATTATTCTCCAGCTTGGAAATACTGTATTGGTACTGACTGGAATGAAAAATATGGTACTGAGATTGTAGTTTTAGGTTATAATATGCTTACAGGTATGTTTCAGATTGTAGAGACTCTTCATGTCCAGAAATCTGAATTTACTCAGCTTACAGGTGTTCAGACACTTCTAGATATGAATAAGAAGTGGAAACCAGCATTTGTTTATATTGATGCTGGCAATGGTAGCACTAACTATGAACTTCTTAGAAAAACTGCTTATGAGCAAAGATATAAAGGTGGAGACCTAGATACTGCTAGGCTATTAGATATTCTTAGAAAATATAATGCTGGTAGCTCTTTAACGACGAAAGATCCTGTAACTGGTGAAGAAATACGTTCACCGGCCAAACCATTTATGGTTAATGCTTCTGTACGTATGTTTGAGCAAGGACGGATATCTATATCATCAGCAGATAGAGTTTTAGAGAATCAGCTTAGAAATTATATTATTGAACGTTATACGCCATCAAAAACTCCGGTATATGGAATAGAAGATCCTAAGGTCAAAGACCATAGATTAGATGCATTGAATTTAGCAATTGTTGCATTCCATTTAGAGTTTGATGACTTACATACTATAAAAGTGGTAACATCTGTTGGTGCAGTCCCTGATCCGCGAACTAGAAAAGATTCATTAGATAATAGAGATGCACAGATTGCTAAGAATGATTCGCACGGTCCAGCAGAAAGAAGACTCGAGGAAGCATTGGACAAAAGTAAAGTATTCGGTGTAATGCCTGCAAGAGTGGATCATATGGCAAATGTTACAAAAACTAATAGAGCAGGCTGGGAAAGCGACCAAGAGCCAGAACGTATGCTTCAATACTTGCAACGAAGGCGTTCTCGCGGTAACTTATCAAGACACAGACCTTCACGTACCACATTCTAGGAGGTAGCTATGGGTCTCAATTTATATTACAAAGAAGATGATGTATTCTATCCAATCACACATACTGGTGATGCTACTCAGCCATTAGCTACAGTTCATGACGGAAAGACTGGTGACACTCAAACTCTACAGGTATATCTACGAAATGATGATAATACCAAGTGGTTCTCGAATATTGTTATAAGACCAATTGATCTTGTAGATGCGAATCCATATGGAGACATTATCTATACTGAAACAGGTTGGGGAGTTAAATTATATTCAAGTATAGAAGAACCTACTGAAAGTGAATGGGAAGATATTGAATGGGGTGAATCAATTGAAATGGATAATATTGGATCTGCATCTTTAGCAAATACAGCAGCATACTATCCATTCTGGTATCTAATTACTTGCCCGCCGAATATAAATGCAAAAATCAAAACTGATATCGTTCTTAATACTGCTTACACAGAGAATGCGGTAATATAATGGCCAAAAACACTCCAGACTTAACAGCAATGCTTAGACCTCGAGATCGTAATATGCTCGATGAAGCAGCAGGAATTAATTGGATACCTAAAGACCCACGAGAATTACTACTGCCATATGTAGATGCTTCTGATGATTCTGAACTAGACAAGAATTCTTTAGAGTATCGGCGCAGGAAAGCTAAAGATGTGTATGATGGTTACAGTAAGATAATAGAAAACTGTAAAGAACTTGAAGGTGAAATTGAACAGCAATGTAAGAATGTAAAAGTATCTCTTGACCCATCACGTAGTCTGCGTGTAATTGAAGCTGTTAAGCGTGTATTCGGTACTAATGGACAGGAAATAACATTTGAGATGTATAAAGCATGCGTAAAAGCTCTTGGAGAAATCTCAGGGCAGAATATTCCAGCACCAACGGACAAAGACAAACAGAGATAGTTATGATGATATTTAATCCAATCGACGACCAAGTCTATGATGAATCAGCTACTCTTATTATTTATTGTAAGTTATTCAAGCATATTCTAGATGACTTTATAACTCGTGACGATGCTATTGAAATGATGAAATCTAGCAACCTTCCAGTAAATACAAATGTCGTTGTCAATGCAGGACAAGGAGTGTCTGTAGCTGTACTAGCTGGCACTGGTAGCACAGTATCTCCTGGCAAAGGTACAGGAACAGGAAATGCTCAACCAATTTATGATGGCAGAAATAAGCTTCCTGCTGATGAAGCTAAAGCTAAAGAGAAAGATGCAATTAAAGATGCTGGTGGCCAGGCCACAGACGCTGTTCTTAATAATGCATTAGGCGGATAGGTAATCTATGACACTTCCAGAGAATATTAATATTGATGAAGAGATTAACCTGAACCCAGGTAATCCTTATGCACAAGTTGATTATGGTGTAATTGTAAAAGCTTTTGAGATGGAATCTTCTAATTGGGAACAAACAGATTATGCACAAGCACATCATTATAGAGATGTGTACTCGACACACAACTTTTCATTGCGTGTACAAGAGCAAATGAACTATTATCCTGGTATGCATCAAACAAATGCCGGATTGCCGCAACAAGACCCTTTCTATACTAATGCTGCTCAAATGGCTGATGATCGTTTAGATTTTTGGAACTCTGCTATGGATGATCCAGATTCATTTATGAATGGTCTGGAACAAGCCCAAGCAGATTTTGATTATGGCCAAATCTTTGGTCCGGGTGTATCTGCAGAAGATCGTGCTAAAGAAATTGGCAAAATGATCACTGAATGTGTTCCGTGCTTTGATAGGCTTTTAGATGGAATGCAATTACTTCCTGACGGCGATTTACTAGAAATACATATGCTTAACATTAAGATTCGCACAGACCTTCTAGATAAGATTCGTGAATTATTCAAAGATCCAGGTGCTTTTATTAATATTTGTGATTTACTGAGATTGCTTTCTCATATATGTCCATCAGACTTATTAGCAATGTTAGCTTTACTAACTCAATATTTAGCCAAACTAAACTTAGATTTCAGATTTAATCTAGATTTTATTATACAGTTAGTTGGACCGATCCTTAGTCCATTCTTAGATGCTCTATCTGCATGGCTAGATAAATGGATCCAGCTTATCTTAGGACCAATTATCTGTGTCGTTGATCATATAAATGAGACCATTCTATTAGCACGAAGTATGCAAATTCCATTTTCTGAAGTTAGTGCCAATGTTGGTATGGATCTTGGTCTTGCAGCTCCAGCTCACAATAATGCTGCCGGTACCTATGGATTCGGTGGAAATGCAGGTGTTGCAGAACCACATGCCTCAGCATGGACTGGATGGCAATGGGAAGAATTCAATACTCCAGACGAGCAAAAATACAATCCTGCTGTACCTGTTCCACCATCTGAAGAAACAGAATTAGCCAGGTTAGAGATGCAAGAAGCTTGGGCTGATGAAGAAATTTCTGAAGCAGAAAGAGCTGAAAGAACTGCTCGTTGGGAAGAGCTAAAACAGCGCGAGCAAGAAAAAAATCTTTATGTTCCTCCTCCTGACAGACTTGAAAATCATGATGGTACTCGTTGGAGTAAAGATGATATTCCTAATTCTGACAAGTATACTGAAGGTGAAGCTTGGGAAGGTGGATATTATCCGCCCGAGCAACAAACATCACCTGATGATGGTGTGGATTACTTTGTAACAACACCTTTGGTAGAATCTATTGTCCAAATGCGGAATATACTTCAGGGAGGAATACAATATATTAAAGATTGGTTTACATATATTACTCAAATGATTTATGATTTATTAGGTACAGACTATGGATGGATGAGTAAAAAAGCTGATAATACTATGTTGAAATCCAAAATTATTGAGATGATTATGCTTGTACGCTCTATTATTCAAGCTGTAAGAAAAAATGGTTTAGAATGTGGAACACATAGCAATTTTAATGAAGCTCAGTTAAAATATATTCTTGAGGAAGAATTAAATCAATTTTCGACATCTAAATTTAAAGTTCTTGACGACGGAACAGTTGTAATGCGCCCACCTGGGTATGTTCCGGGGGCAGTGGCAGATGTCGCTCCTGGTGCGGAAGTGGCAGAAGAAATACCTGGAGCGGTTCCTGGAGTGACAATTGAAGAGCCTTCTACTCCTGCTAACGAGCAAAATATTGTGGATTCAGGTATTATTATTAAAGATTGTTTCCGTAACGTATCTCGAGAAGAGATTAGTCAAATTCAGGCTTGGATTGCCGATTTCGAAAAGAGAGGTAATATTTAATGACTGTGACTACCAAAAAGGTACAGCTTGACCTCTTTAAAGATGTAGGATCAAAAACTCCGAATGATGGCTTTGGTAAAGATAAGAAAGCCCAAGAGAAGAGAACAATCTATCCACGAACTATTCCTTCTCCTGTAAGAGTCTTTACAAGTAATATTGGACGTAGTAGAGCACCAAGTCTTAGATGGGAGTCTCCTGAATGGGATCTTGCTGAATGCGGCCGTATACTTGATACTGAATCATATGTTCGTAGAGCCTTCAGAAATAAAAAGAATTTATTCCTTAAAGAAGGTTTTGAGTTTATTGGAGCCAAACCAGAGAGAGTTCGCTATATTAAAAAACGTATAAAACAGATGGAAATTGCTACTGGAATCCCATTCTGGGTTCTAATGTCGCAGACTGTCTGGTCGTTAATTCGTACACATAATGCTTTTTGGGTAAAAGTTAGAGATGAGAGAGCTTCTGGCGGGCGATTACGCACTGACCAAAAGAACAAGAGTCTCAAACCTGTAGCTGGATACTTCCCAATGGCTCCTGAAACAGTTCGCTTTAAGCGTGATGCTTATGGGAAGCTTGCTAAATATTCTCAAGAAGTATACGGAAAAGAGATGAAACAATATCATCCTGATGATGTTATTCATTTCTGTTTTGATAAACGTGAGGGGTTTTCTGTTGGAACACCAACTCTAGTATCTGTTAAAGATGATATTAGAGCATTGAGGCGTATTGAAGAAAATGTAGAACTATTAGTATATCAACATCTCTTTCCTCTATTTCATTACACAGTAGGTACACCAGAAAAACCGGCTAAGGTATATTCTGACGGTACTAATGAAGTAGAAGATATTCAACTAAAGATATCAGCAATGCCTTCGGACGGATGCTGGGTAACTCCTGAAAGACATAGCATTGAGGCTATCTCTGCTAAAGGAACTCCAGTTGCAGTAGAGAAAGTCATTGCTCACTTCAAACAACGTATCTTTACGGGTCTAGGCAATAGCTCTGTAGATATGGGTGAAGGTGACACTGCTAATAAATCTACTGCTCAAACTATGTCTAGAAACCTTGTTGATGATACGAAGGCAGACCAGAAAGAGTTTGCCTCTTTATTTGAATCATACATCATTAAAGAGCTTATGCTTGAAAGCACCTTCCCAGATGGGTCAATGTTTGATGAAGCTAATGAAATATATTTAAGATTTAATGAAATTGACTTTGAGGCACGTCAAGCTAAAGAAAATCATCTTGTCGATATTTTTCTTAAAAATGCTATTACTCATGATGAGATGCGTACTGGTATGGGTCACGAACCATTTGAGGGAGAAGGATGGCCTACAGCTAATAGCAAGGCCAAAATGTTTACTAAAGGTGATGGAGATTTTGCAAGAACTAGTTATGGTTTAATTGATCGTGATAAAGTTATTCTTCAATCACTAGACGAACCCGGACTGCCTACTTCAAAAGCAGAAGCTAAATCTCGTACGAAAACTAATACGGCTGGTGGTAATACTGTTGCTAACAAGAATCAGCCGGCCAATCAACATGGCAAAAGAACTACTACTAAGGTAAACAAAGATTCATTTGATAATTCTAAAATACCTCAATTGAATGTAATTTTTTCTCAAATGCCACCAATTCAGGGCATGTATGATATGTTAGTTAATGACATTGATATTCAAATACGTACTAAAGGACTTAGAAGAAGAGAATTAAAATTACTTATAGATTCAGCTTTTGGTCAAGGTAAAGAAAGATTAATAAGTTTGGCACAAAGAGCCTATAGAATAGGAATTCAAGACACAGGAGTATCTGTTTGGGAGATTCGTTCAGATAAAGCGGATGCAAAGATAAATGATCATATTAGCTATTATGTTGATAAATTGCATAAAGATGTAGTTACTCAACTAAAGCGAAATACCATTGAGTCTCCAGTAGTTACAGCTAACAATGCTATGTTTGCAGGCCTGGTCCTAGATGCATTGCGTCACCGTACATCGATGATTGACAACAGCGAAATCATGCGAGCATACAATTATGGTAAAATTAGTGGATATAAGAAAATAGGGTTCGAAGAAATTATTTCTATGCGTCATAGTGAGCAATCTTGTAAAACTTGTGATACCCTTATTTTGAAATACAAAAATACAGATGTTATAATCTATGAAGAGCTTCCACCTTTGCATCCACATTGTACTTGTACGATGGAATTAGCAGAAGGAGTACAATAACATGACACTAAAATTTGATTTTACAGATTACTATCGTCTCACTAAACCTACAGACCAACAGATAGACGAATGGAAAGACTATATGGGTAGCATGACAGCTGCAGACAATAGAGGGCTTCGTATAATTATGGAAGCCACACATTCTGGAGTTATCAACCGCAATGACAAGTTCTATATTCCATCTCGTATGGCAGAAGGTGTGTCAACATTTAGAGTCGGTGAAAAACCAACTAAGATGATGAAGCATCATGATCCGAAGTCTGATCCAGTAGGCGTAATACGTGGTGCTCGCTTTGTACCAACTATTCCTGACAATCTAGTAGATAATCCTGACATACAAAATCTAATGAGTAGCAGTGCACCTATTAAGACACAACTGAAATCTATCAGAAACTTATGGCGAACAGGTATATTCCAGGAAGATGGATGGCGTGGATTAGGCTATATTGAATTGATTGGTGATGTATATGATACTGAAACCATTAAACAAATTCATGATGGTCGATTTGATGCTGTATCCACAAACTTTCGTTCACCAGGCGCTGCACACTGTCTAATTTGTGGTCAGAATTGGGCTGCAGATGGCTTCTGTGAGCATGAGCCATTCGAATCATATACAGAAAATGACGACGAAGATGACAAATTCAAGTTTCCAGCACTGCCAATTCCAGCAATACACAAATATCTTGAAACCAGCTTTGTTGCATTTGAAGGAGATGAGTTAGCTGATATCCGTATTATGGATGATGCTAATGCTGACAACAATAAGACAATTTTCTTACCAGATAATTTTAAATGGGAAGAAGATTTAAACTATTCTACAGAACCCATATTTGAGTTCAAAGACTTCGAGGAGGAACCAATGGCAACACCAGCAAAGAAAGGTAAAATTACTCTTTCTGATGCCGAGCAGAAGGTCTTCGATGTCATCAAGAAGCTTCGTGAGGATATAGATGAAATAATTGCTGGGCGTGCAAAAGAAATTAATGCACTCCGTGGCGAAGATGGATTCTTTCCTGATCAAGAAGAAGCCAATGTCGATGATGACACAGCTATTCTGTATGCGCTAGAAGATCTTGAAACGCAGGATCAAGAAATTGATGATGCGAAGGTCGAAGAGATTGAAAGTCTCTATCAGGAAGAATTTGTTAAAATGCACGAGGAGGATATTCTTACAGAAGAAGAATTACAGGATGCTAAGCTTTCTACTGGAAAACGTAAAAGCTTACCTAAAACTTCTTTCTGTGGTCCAAATCGTTCATTCCCAGTGCCTGACTGTGCACATGTCACAGCAGCACGTCGTTTAATCGGTCGTTATAAAGGCCCAGGCAGTAAATCTAATATTCTAGCTTGCGTAAGCCGCAAAGCTAAAACTTTAGGCTGCGGTGCTTCTAAAGATGACTTAGGTACACAAGCAGATGCTGCTCCAGTAGAATTACTACCATTTAAAGAAGATTCTTTAAAAGAAATGAAAGATCAAGATCTTCGTAATTTATACATGGCAGCAGAACTCGAGCTAGTAGGTCGCGGTAAGAAAATGGCATTTGAATGCAAAGAATGTGCATTGCATGAAGAAAAAGTTCAAAAAGCACAAGAAAATATAACTGAAGCTCAAGATAAAGCACAGAAACTAGAGGACATCTTGAATATTCTACGTGAAGAGCTTGCTCGTACTCATGTTGAATACATTGAACAAGTTGACCAATATGTAGAGCTAAAAACATCTGTACATGCAGAAAAGATAGAAAAATTTGCTCAAATTGGGGTTTTAACTGGAAAGTATGATAATCTTGAAAATGCTAAGGATGCATTGAAAGATAAAGATATAAAGACAGTAGAAGCATCTTTCGCAGATTTTGACATAGCAGCAGCAGCTGTTAAACTAAATGATGGTATGACACATGAGCCAAAAGGGAAGGTAAAAGACCCTACTGCTCATATTGATGGTGATAATTTACAACTTCCCGATAGTCTATCAAAGCCAGCACTTATGGCAATAGAAAATATACGGGAACTTATAGGCGATGGGAATATTCGTGATGCAAAGCATCTTTATGTTACAATGAAACATAGTAAAGAATTCCCTGACAGTTTGACATTTGAAAGTCTTTCAGCGGAAATCGAACCTGCTGAATAATTAGCGTAGGAGGTAACCTAAAATGACGATTCCAAGAGGATATGTTCCGAATCACAAAATGTGGGACAGAATGGGTCGCGTTACTCCAAATGTGGAGTATTCACATTCTGAGCGTCCTCACTTTGAATCTTTTGCCGCACCATGGCTACCAACACAGAGGTACGATTATGAGTACGAATACTACATCGTAATTTCTGCTGGTAAAGTCGTGGCAGAGGATCGCAGAGGTCACTTAGTCCCAGCTGGTCTCCGTAAAGCCTTTAATAAGGCGACGGGTACTACAATTCTTAGTTATACTGCAATAGATGCTGCAGAAAATGTTATTGATTTAACTACAGGAGTAGCAGTAACAGGTGTAGCTACATATACTGAAGCAGAAGTAACGCAAGCTCTAAAAGAAAGAGGCCTAATTAAGGCTGACGAAAGAGCTTACAACTTTATTTCTCCACTAGTAGGTTTTGCATCGTATAACTATTGGAAAGCAGCAGGTCCTGATTATTATGATCCAGGAACTCTTTTCCAACACAACTACCGTCCACAAGCTTTAACAGCAATCACATGCGATTATGCTATTACTGTTCCTGTTGTGCCTGCAGAGGCCACAACTGAAACAATGGCTAATGATCGTACTGGTGGCGCTGCTGGTCTTTTAGAAGACTATCTGGATGGAACACAAACACGAGATGAAGGTTGGTTTACTTCAACACAGATTCATGAAATAGTGAAGTATGCTTCTGATGTTGCAGCAGGCGCCGACATTGTGTGCTATATGTTCTTGAACTATGAAATAGCACATATCACAACTGACACTCCAATTACTGCTTCAGTTGCTGGTTTAGTAGCAAAGAAAAGTTCTATAACAGCAATTGCTGCTGCTGGTGATTATTTTGTAGATTATGAACTAGGCTTACTGTTCTTGTATGAAGCTGGCGGAAACGCAATTCCATCACCATTCGCAGTAGGTTCTACAATTACATATTTCCATTATAATTCTGAAGTATCTGGTGCTGGTAATTCATACATGTGTGCAACAGGCGATCTCAACTTTGGTGATCTCTTGACATATAATGAAGACAGCAATCTGATAAAAGCAACTCTAAATATCGCAACAGCTCAAGGTTTCGACGCTTCTGGTAATCTATATAGTGCTGATCCAGATTATAGTGCTGCCGGTGATTCTGACATTTCACTTCAGCTTGAACAAGGTGTTAGTAATTGGGCAGCTGGTATAGTAGGTCAAATCATTGGGGTAAATGAATATCCACGTGATTATCTGGAGAGAGTAAAAACTGCATTTCATGGTCAGACTGCCGCGAATATGCGTACTCCAGGTTCAGCTACAGGCGGACGCAGTGATCAACTCACCTATGCAGGTGGAGCAGAAAAAATGATCATTGTTAATCTGATCTTAAGATAATAGTCGAGGAGGAAAATTCAAATGGTAAATAAATTTGATCCAGGTAAGACCTTCGGCGACAACTATGATCTCTACCGGGATACGTGGATGAATCATGGATTTAACATGCCAACACAAACGCAAGTTGAATTCAAGGATCTCTTAGCCACTCCACAGGCAGCGATCTGGATGCCGAAAGTTATTGAGGAGATTGTACGTGAGCCGGTAGAACCAATGCTCATAGTGCCTTCTCTTCTTGATCGAATCGCTTATACACCAGCGGCACGTATTACGTTCCCTAGTATGGGCGCAATGGTAGCCTTTGATCTTGCAGAAGGTCAAACCTACCCAGAACAAAGCTTAAATGTTGCACCGGGTAGCATCACAATCAATGTTGGTAAGACTGGTATTATGTTCAAGATTACTGAAGAAATGCAAAAGTATTCTCAGTATGACATTATGAATATGCATATCCGTGCTGGTCGACGTGGATTGGATCGCCATAAAGAGAAAAAAGGTATGACCTTTATCTCTGGTATGGGTGTAACTTTATTCGATAACAAGCTTCCTTTAGAATCCGTATATGGTATATGTACTGGTCGGTCTATGACTGGTTCAGGCAACGGATCTTGTCGTATGGAAGATCTGCTTCGTGCATATTCACATATCATGATGCAGGGCTATACTCCAGATACGATCTTACTTCACCCACTAGCATGGTCTATGTGGATGATTGATCCATTCTTGCAAACAATTGCAAAAATGACTGGGAATGGCCAATGGTTCCAAAGCCATAATATGGCGAAACAAGGACTTCCGTGGTCTAGTTCGAACCAAAGCAAAATGGGTATGCAGGGTGGACATGGTACATATACTCCACCTGAGAGTGTTGCAACTGACACCAAGACAGACCCAACAAATGCTGGGGAATTCGATCAGAACCTAAATAGTCCAGCGACTATTCCTAGCTACTTCCCATATCCACTACGTGTTCTTGTGTCTCCATTCGTACCATTCAATGAAGACAACAACACCTGTGACATTATGATCTTTGATTCAGCAAACTTAGGTGCGCTAGTTGTAGACCAGGATGTTACTACTGATCAGTGGGAAGATATGAATGCAGATATTATAAAGGTTAAACTGAAAGAACGTTATGCGTTTGCAGTATATGAAGATGGTCTAGCTGTTGGTGTTCTACGGAACGTACCAATCAGAGCCAACGAAATTGCTCTTCCAGTACAACCAACAATCTCTGCTGCTGGTTCTTTGGATGACTTAGATGTAACTGCAGCCATTGCTGGTCTGTAAGCATTTATTGTTGTAAATTTAGAGGGAGGGAGAAAGAGTGTGATATCTCCTTCTCCCTTTCTTATTTGATTCAGTTTCTAAGATCTTAGCCGAGGAGTCTTAAAATGAGACTTGTACGTCTGAAACTCAGAGGGGGATGCCCATTCTGGAACCTTTCTCCGATAAAACTTACCCAAGAAAACCCTATTAGTCCAATGATCAATATAGATTTGTTATCAGAACCACAAGTGGAACTAATTAACAAATCATATAAATATGGAGAAATAGCTATATTGGGACAGGACGGTATTGTTGTTGCCGGTAATCTTCATACCGTTAATATAGTTGAAGGTAACTATGTTAGTAATGATGATGTTGAAGAAGATTTGGATACAATCCCAGAAATTGTATCTATAACAATAGGTGAAGATGGAGAATGTGAAAAGCTTGAAGAAGAGTTTGTAGAGCCGGAAGGGCCTACAGATGAAGACTTTGATGAAGCCAAAATTCTCCTAAATAGAAATGGCAATACTGCCATGAAAGTTATTCGAACATTAGAACAATCAGATAAGAATCTTATGCTGTTACATGCATGTCTAGTGGTTGAGAATGAAAACAAATCAAGATCTGGTGTGGTACATACTATACAGCAAACTATTTCGGGGTATTAAATGACAGAAAATACAGAATCTACGACTCTTGAAGTACTTAAGGCTAGAATGAATAGACAACCTACACAGGTTGAAGCTGCACAAATTAAGAAAAATATTAAAGTTATAGAATCTGAATGGAGTAAGATTAGTATTAAAGATGGATTGCAATTCATATTAGACCTCCGAAAAGAAGCAAATAGACAAAAAGCTATGAAAGCATGTAAGAACTTCGAGCTGCAGACTAGAGACATAAAATATGTACCTGCTGTACCTCATGAAGCTATGGAACGCCGATTGGCGGAAGACTTCGAAATCACTGAAGAATTTGAGGATGATGAATAATGGCAACAACTCCTAATGTAGTCGATGTCTATCCTGCTCCTAGTGCTAGTGGTATTCCTCTTGGTGACCAAATCAGAATAATTTTTGATCAAGAGATGGATCAAAGTTCAATTAATCTTGGAACTCTAGTTCTCTCTGGTCCTGATGATGCTCCTGTCTTTGGTCCTACAGATGTTACGCCATTTGATGAGCCTGGCTTTGATGATGAAGATATATTGTCTTCTCCGTACTTTTCAGGATATGTAAAAGGTACAATAAGTTTTTCTAAGACAGATGCTTCTGGTGGGCTTGTAGACGACGATATAGAAGATACTGATGGCTCTGGTGACTTATGGCGAACAGTTGCTATTTTTACGCCGGAGAAGCCACTAAAATCTAATGTTGAATATTCTTGTATGATTCTAGGTGACGAAGCACCTACTGATGATTTTGATACCGGGGTAACAACTAGAACAGTTTTTGATACAATATTTACAGGATCAGGTACTGGTCTACTATCATTTAATGGTGGATATACAGGTAGCGAAACACGCACATATATAATTGAAATTACTTCTGGTGGATCTACTGGTAATGCAGAATATATTTGGTGGAAAACTAGCGATGCACTTACTACATATAGTGGAATTACTTCTACTGGAGCCCGCGAATTAGAAGATGGAATCTATGCATTATGTGATAGTGACGGAAGCTTCACAGCTGGTGACAGATTTCAAGTTGTGGTCATTCCAGCTTTGGTACTGCCAAATAATTACAGATGGACCTTTACTACTGGTAGTGGTTCTATTCTTACCCCTCCATCCAGTTCTTCTGCATCTGGTGTTCTAAGTACAACTCCAGAATTAGAGATTGTTTCTATTACACCGAAAGATAAAGCTACCCATCTAGACCCAGAAAGTATTACAGAGATCGTTATCGTCTTTAACCAAGACGTGGATCCAAGTACTATTACAGATGAAAATATAACTATCTGGACAGAGCCCACCAATGGCAATATGTATGATGAAAATATAGAATACGATGGTGTTTTCTCTAAAGTTCTTAATGTTAGCGGAAATACTGTAACTATACAAATCGTTTAGCCTGATCCAACTAAAATGTAATTAGCAGATTTTGTTGCATATATTTACTTTACTGTGCCATTTTATGGTAAGAAATAATAGATATAGTGGTGACGAACATGAACATGAAGATAATGGTACAATATAAGAGCTATAAACGAAAAGTCATATCAGGAGAATAAAGATGACCGAAATACTATATGAAAATAATATTGTCTATATTCAGCTTGATAAAGATATTGCAACTGCTGATGGAAGTACTTTAGGAACAGATATTACCTATTACTTTACAACTACTTACAACCCATTGTATGCATCAGTTAGACAAGTTCGTTTAGATCTTGGTCCTTTTGTCTCTGACGTGCCAGATGATACTATTAATTTAGCTATCTTTGAAGCTGGACGAGATGCCACAATAAATTCATTTCAAAATACTGTATTTGACACAACATTCTTTAACCATGCTAGATTTAAATATACACTTCTACTTGCTGAATTAATATTACTAAGAGCAATAATGGGAGATGTATCAGTATCTAGCAGAATGACGAAATCTTTGGGTGATTTGACAGTCTCTCGTGGTGGAAATATTGTTGCTATAGATAAACGGATTGAAAAATTACAGGAAGGTATGGAAGAATGGCTTCTTGCTGTACAAACTGGTGGAGAAATTCCCCCAGGAGCAAGTTTGAAATCAGAAGTATCTGTAAAAGGTGGGACATCAGAAGACTTAATGCTAGTGGGTCGTCAATGGCATCCTACATCTGGAATAGGAACTGCATATTCTTATCCAGGCGGGAATGTCAAAATAGGCCCATATGGACGTAAAACCTTGAAAACATTTAGGAAAAGATAAATGCCAGGAATGGACCCATATATTACTTCTGGTACACAACAACTAGAACTCGATCTTCGCAATGAGATGAATGAATTGTTATATGGGTCAGCTGGAGAGATACCGAAAGGGAAAACAGGCATCTTAAGGAAGATGCGTAAAGATGATGATGGCAATCTTATTAGGTGTCCTTGTCGCAATGAAATTACAGATGAACCAGATAGAGATTATTTCTGCAGATTTTGTCATGGACATGGATATTTTTGGGATGAAGCCAAAATAGTGTATTATAAAAATGATGACTCGTTTAGGAAACGTGAAGATAAAGTACAAGAATATGAAAGTGATTTGTTCTATTTTGAGTATTCTGAAGACATTTCACCTAGTGATTTTGTTATTGAAATTGAATTAGATAATAGTGGGCAACCTGTCCAGCCCATACAGCGCATGAAGGTTTATGATATTATAAGCGCTGATACATTTAGATCGGATAATGGACGAGTGGAATTTTGGCAAATACGAGCTAGATTCCAACGTAAATGGAGTGTGTGGTATGGGGTCCAAAACCGTCAATATAGCTAATGTGCCGTACATAGGCGGACGTGCCCAGCTATCTGAGGCTGAGACGACTCTGTATGTTAATAAGTATATTGCTAATCTTAAGGTTGCTGGAGAAGATCAGCCATTCCATAATAATATATTAGGATTTTTAAAACTTGTACAAAATGCTGTAAGATCAAGAGAAGCAGTGGATAATGTTCCAGAAGACAAAAGACTTCTTGTATTAGGAAATGATCCACCTGAATCAATTGACACTGAAGCAATAACATTTTTCTTAAAAAGTAGATCTCCAGGTCAATTCAATAGAGGTAGAGCTGGAGAGGCTAGGATCAAAGAAGTTATAGGACATATAAGAAACATTGAACCACATCCAGAGCATATAGGTGAGAAGCTTGTAACTATGGGTCGTTTGTATGATAATCGTGTGGCATTCAATATTTATGCTAAAGATGATTATACAGCACTAGCAAGAGTGTTGTGGTTTGAAAACGTAATGGATAGTTTCCGATGGTATTTTCGTGTTCATGGTATCTCCCAAGTAATTGAAGAAGGAGTGGGAGACAAAGAAAACGTTACAATAGGTGAACTACCCTTAACCAAATATCCAATGTCTTATTTTATTAGGACTGAGGATATATATCAGTTTGGCTCACAAGAACTTAAAAATGTTGAGCTAAATGTTAAACTAGAAACTAATAATTAGAGGAGGGTCATTATGCCTGATACAACCGTCCAATATGACAATCTCGCTGGCGTGATTGTTACTAAACAAGATGGAAACCTTGCTCCTGAAGCTCCAACTCCTGGTCCTCGAATTCTGATCGTCGGTACTGCAGCTCAAGGTATAGGTAGCACTGCCTATTATATGCCTTCAACATCGCAGGCCAAATCTGAATTCGGTTCAGAAGGAACACTCCTACGTGGTATGTGGGAATCTCGTTCTGGTGGCGCAGATGATGCTGTGCTATACCGTATCGGTGCTAAACCTGCTACAGTTACTGGAATAGGTAACTCTGGCGGAGGTGCTGGCGGATATATCGTGACGACCGTGGAAGAGGATGAAGATGCAGGTGGCAATTATGCACTATACTATGACGATACAACAGATCGTCTTGTTGTGAAACGAAATTCAGATGATTTAATAGTATTCGATAACGATACTACTGTTCCAATAGAGCGTTATGAAGTAACAGTAAGTGGATACCGTGCTTCTGGCGGCGGACCAGATATTGGTTCTCCAAGTTCTTTTGTAAATTTAGAGGACATTGATCCTTCTACTTATGCAGGAACAAGCTTTACAGCTGGTGAAGATGGGCTGAGTCTGTCTCGTATGGAGATGTATGAAGCTCTGTATGTTGCATATGAAAATCTTAAACAATTTGATTTTGATGTAGTTATTCCTATGGATGTTTATCTTGATGATTATAACATAATCAATCAAGGACATTACTTAGGTGCAATTACTCCTGAAGCACAAGCAGCTAATACATATCCAACAGCTGGTCTTTATCAACCAGGTATAGATGTGGATGCTTTAGGTAGGCTTTTCGTGGAAGAATATGAAGGTATATATTACTTCTGGTGGTGGTTCGGTACTGGTTCATTCTCAGCTGCTGATATTTACCCAACAGATGCTCCAGGTTCAGCAAGCGATACACTAAAGATAGATGGTACAGCTCTGACTGCAGATGATTTCCATGAGGTCAACTTTGCTTATCAAATGGGACGTTTCCTATATGAATATAGCACTAACATTGTTGATGCAACTGGAGTTATTGGAGTTCTTCCACCAGTGTCTAATAGTCTTACAGATAAGGCACGTTGGGTTGGTAGAGCACCTACATGGACATTAAATACTACAGATGGCACTTATTATATTGCCTCTGGTAGTGATGATGGAACTGGTCTGCTAGGTAATAAATTTATGGTTGGTAGATATGCACATAGATCTGGTCTTCAAGGTGGAGGCTTTATTGCAACAGACGGCCAATTTATGGACAGTGGAGATGAAACACTAGATGACAATGATATTCCAATCGATCTGGGTAAATACTTCTCAGTAACGACGGACTATCCATTGCTGCGAAGCAACTTCAGCAATACTGTATACCCAGCAACTTTTGCTGCAATGTATGGTGGGTTCTATATTAATAGAAGTCCAGCAAGTGCACCAACGAATAAGAAAGTTGCGACTGCAACTCTATTGTTCCGTTTTGGATTGCAAAAGCTTGATGATCTAGCTGGCGCTGGTTACGTATGCTTACGTCAAAAGACTACTGGTCTTGTCGTGGCAGATGCTCCAACAGCAACTATGCCATTAAGTGACTGGAATCGTCTGTCTACAGTTCGTATTGTTAAGTCAGTAGTAGATGGTGTTAGAGGCGCAGCAGATCCATACCTTGGTGAAGGAATGTCTGATGCAGGGAGAGCTTCTATGCAAAATGCTATAGAGAAAGTTCTATTAGCAGCTAAGAAAGCTCATTATCTTCAAAATTATCGTCCATTTGAGATTATTCAAACACCTCAGATGGAAGTTCAGGGAAGAGCGACGGTTAATCTAACCTTAACTCCAGCATTCGAGTTAAGACAGGTTACTATATCAGTTGCGCTTTCGAAATCAGGTTAATAGGGAGGTCGAGTAGACTATGGCACAAACATCTGAATTCACTAGAGCGTATAATAGCTTTTCTGGAATTGATATCAAGGCAACTTTTGGAACAAAAGTAATTGGTTCTCTCCAGGGTATCAGCTATTCAATCTCTCGTGAGAAAGCACCTGTCTATACGATGGGTAGCGCTGATCCTCGAGCATTTGCTCGTGGTAAACGTGGCATTGCTGGTTCGCTAGTATTTGTCCAATTTGATGATGATCCTTTAATGTTTGAACTTGCAAATCTTACGGATGACACACGAAGATTGTATTTCTTATCTGATATTGATGATCTTCGTCCACAATATGATCCAAATTCACAAATACCTGTAGCAGGTAGTGGAGTTGCAGCTGTAGGTGAAAGTTCAGTGAACTTTCCTGGCCAAGCAGCCGGTGCACAAGAAAGTGATGTTACAACAGCAGGTGCAGATCAGGTAAGAGCCATTCCATGGTATGCTGATCAAATTCCACCATTTGATATTGTTCTAACAGCCGCAAATGAATATGGTGCATTAGCTATTATGAAAATTCTTGGCTGTGAGCTAATGAATAGTGGCTATGGAGTATCAGTGGACGACATCGTTTCAGAACACAGTTTTACTTATATTGCACATGGAATGCTTCCTTGGGTTTCTCAAGATATACATCCAAGTATGCTTTTATCTACACAATAAGTAGAACAATCTTTCCCTGAGTTATTGACTCAGCCCTCCCTCGAGGTTAAAACATGCAGAATTTAGGAACTCAAGCCGGCGATTTAATTCCTTCAGGAGGTCTTATAGCTAGCGACCCAAACCCATCCAGAGCATCAGTATCTGAATACTCTAAATATTATGGTACTTATAGTGGAGCAGATGTTAAAGTTGTTGTACATTACCCACGTGATCCTGCTATGGAAAAAGCCATACAAGTTGTTAAAGCTAATATTGAAGCAGAGATAGTTGCTGAAGAAGCTTGGTTCTGGACCAATGAAGGAAGTCTTGGAGCTAAAGAATTCGCTGATGCCATAGAGCGACGTAATATTTTAGCAACAGAATTGCAAGGTCTAAATGAACAACTTTCAGGCATCCAGAACATGCCGACCTCTAAAGTTTTGGGCGAGATCACATCACTTTCATGGAGTTTGCATAGAGACAAGGCTCCCTTTAGACCTTTAGGTTCGGTTTATCCTAAAGCTTATACTCGAGGCCCACGGACAATTGCTGGCACAATGGTATTTACTGTATTTCATGAACATGTTTTTCATGAGCTATCACGCCTAGGATTAGGATATTACAGTACAGGAACGAGTGACTTCGACAAATATGAGTATACCACTGTGCTGGCAGACCAACTGCCTCCACTTGATATTAGCTTAATCTTTGCAAATGAATATGGTGCTATCTCTCACATGGGCTTCTGGGGGGTTGAATTTTTTCAAGAGGGTGGCACTTTTTCAATTGAAGATATTTATTCAGAAAATATATTACATTATGTAGCAAGAGATCTAGATCCAATGCGAATCGCAGAAACAAGAGTAATAGATGGACAAGGTGTAAGTAGTGAATGGAATCAAACTGCATCAGATATGTTGCGCGAGAAGCAATTAATAGCCCATCTAACCAGAAGGAATCCTTTTATTTAATGACACTTACAGACCATAGAGGTAATTTTATTACTCCACCTTTAGCCGGTGCAACCAGATATGAATATGATTGGTTTTCTGGATCACAAATTAGTATTATGGTTGGAGATGTAGTATTAGATAGTGCTGTTGCAATACAATTTGATGTCAATCAAAGCAAAACACCAGTTTATGGTTATGCCAGTCAATATTATAGTTTTGTCTCCGAGGGTAAAGTATTAGTACAAGGATCATTAACAATAGGATTTAAAGAATCAGGCTATCTTCTATGGCCAATCAAACGCTTTGCTGATCTTAACCGCAGTAACCAATGGACATCACCACGATATAGTGTAGATAAGCAAGGTCGTATTATACGCGGATATGACCCATCTACCTCTGATGGAACATTTAAATCAGCTGCACAGGAAGCAGAACGTAAACGTGTAATGCAAGCTAATGTAGAACAAATGATGGAATGGGGAAATCCATCAGCCAGTGACTTGAAAAATGGTGCGGCCTACAATAGCTTTTGGAGACAACTAGGTGCACTTCCAGATGACCAATTTGAAGATTGGGCTGAAACATTTGAAGATGCTATCTGGTATGGAAGTGATCCCCGAAATGCTGTATTAAGAGACCAATTATTTTCTGGAAACATACATGATTCCGTAATGGGTTTCTCAGCTGGTGAGATCGACGAAGAAACAGTTCTCTCTCACCGTCGAGCAGATCAATATCCTCCAATAGATATTTGGATTGTCTATGGAGATACAAGTAGACCTGCTGCCAACCACACAGTAAAGAAGATACTGGATCTTTCATTTATTGGGCAATCCCAAGTAATTGAAGTATCCGGCGAACCTACATACGAACAGTATACATTCATAGCTAGAAACCTAGCATAAACAAGGAGATTAAAAATGAGTGATCGGAAACGCAAAGTTACTGCGAGTCCTGCAGAAGAACTATTAGTTAAGAAAGCTGAGAAGTTACAGCAAGCTGGATTCGGGCCTGACACACCAGGTTCGTTTGATTTGGGTGCTGATATGGCAGCCATGAAAGAAGTTGGTATGTTGCCCCCAGATCATGAGGCACTAGTAATACCGGCTCAGTTGCCTGTAAATCCAATGCCACAGCCAGCTCAGCCACAAATGCCTGAGCAGCCAAAATTACCAGAGGAATCACAGGAAAAGAATAAAGAGCCAGATAAAGATCAATTGAAGGAATTGTGGATGGCGGAAACTAATGGAGAAGTTCTATTTAATGATTGGATTGACACAAAGAAAACATCTGATGATAACCAACTATCAGATGATCCAGAAGTACGTGCCAATCAAATCGCCGCACTATTAAAGAAAATACATCCTAATCCACCAAATGCAGAAATGCTTAAAAGCTGGAAACAATTACACGGAGATATATTTCTTCTAAATGTTGAAGGTCATGTATTCCTTTATCGGTATTTAAAACGTCAAGAGTGGGTCCAGCTAAATAGCGATCCTGCAACAGATAAACTATCAGAGCATCAAGCAGAAGAGAAGCTATTTGACAGATGTACACTATGGCCACAGTTTGATCAGGTTAGCAAGGCTGGCATGCCTGCTGGTGCAATACCTATGATAGTTGCACAAGTTAAACTTCAAAGTTTCTTCTTGGATCCAGCATATGTAGCACAATTAACAATAAAGCTATAGGCTTATAATGAGCGGACTCCATATAGCCCTAGAGGCAATCACACAGAAGACTGATGATCTTTTTGCCTTAGAAATCAATGGTATAGAAATTATATTCCGTCTCCCATCTATACGGGTAGGACAGCAATATACTATATTATTAGATCTCTCTAGCTCAGTATCCGAGCGTGTAGAAATTTATGAAGCATTATTTCGTTATGTTGCAGAAGATGAATGGTTGGCTTCTAATGCTAATACCATACCTGCAGGTATTCCTGAAACCATATCCAAACTAGTACTTATGCTATCTGGGCTGGACGAAAAACATATAGAATTAACTACAGAATTATTCCAGTTCTATCGTAAGCAAATAGATTCCAATCTAATGTATATGACACGAGTGATTTGTCAGGTGTTTCCTGGGTATACTTTTGAAAGTCTGAATTTACTGAACTATCAAAAATTAGTAAGTATTTTTATACAAGCCGAGAAAGTACTGTTAGATCGAGGTATAATAGAGAAAGAGCATGATTTTAGTTCTGGAGACCCTAAACAATCTCAGGTTAATATTGGAAACACAATTAGAAATGACAATGCAGCAATGTCTGAATTTGATTCTCCAAAACAGGAAGACCCGCGAGTTATGAGACAAATGCGAATGATTAGGGAACAAGCTATTCAACGTGCTAAAGAACAAGAAGCAAAATACAAACAGCAATTAGCTAAACAAATAAACAAATAGTTAAAGCAGGTGGCGCTAGTGACACTACCATATATTACAGCTCAAGGCCCACAGCCTAAACAATTGGGCGAAGAGCCATCAGCTTTAGCTCGATTAGGTTTTGTTGGTGCTGGAATAGCGACTACAGGATTTATACCAACTAAATCTGGTCGTCTATGGGACACTTATCTTCAGGGTGTTCGTGCTGCTGAAACTGCTTTCCCAGGTGCTATCCTTAGAACCTTCCGTATATCTGAATTTCTCTCTCCTCTTGAGAGCTGGAATAAACTATCTGTTCCTGCTGAACAATTTGCGATGGGCGGTAAGTATTCAGAATTCTTACGGAATACATTCGGTTCAAGTATAGAAGATATAAATATGGCCCGCAAGGGCGTTATCTTCGGTGATATTACTACTGGTGGCAGAGCTGTTGGTGTAGGATTACGTATTAAAGCTGGCACACAAAAGGGTGCCGGTATTGCTGATTACTTTGCTCGTATTACTGGTACTACTCTAGGCACACAACAATCTCTTAATGAAGCATTATTAAAATCAGAATATATGGCAACTAGGCCACCTGCAACATATCAAGAATGGGTAGATGCAATGCTACCACATGCACGACGACGTGATTTGATACTGGGTGCAAAATTCCGTGAGAAAGTACGAATATTTGGTAAAGATATAGCTCTTAGTGAAAAGATGACAAAAAGAGTTGCTAAAACAGAAGTATTAGGGCAACTCATGAGAGCTAAAGCTGCATCTACAGCCGGCCGATTGAACACTCTGCTTTCTAAACCATTAGAATTACCTGTAATTGGAGATATATTAAATAAGATTCCTGTAATTCGTAGCATGGCTGTGAAGCCTGGATCAGCATTACAAATGGCTGGCCGCTTTACCAAGAAGGCTATTATTGCTGGAGGTATATGGAAAGGTCTAGAATACTATGACTACATGAGATCAGAAGGTAGTCCTTGGGCCACAGCACTCGGTGCCATGGGTGGAGCTACAGCCGGTGCATTCCTATTTAAGGGAGCCGGACGCAGATTCTCTCCAGCTGGTCTTGCTATTGGAGCCGCTGCTGGCTTGTATACATCTCTTGCACCTAGATTCGATGAAGGTTTATTCTATGGAGTAGCTTCTGCATTTGCAGATCTTAATATTGCTCGAGCAAAGATATCTGAAGCAACAGGTCTTACTGAATCACTGAAACGACAAGAACAAGTATCTCCAGGTCTAATTTCCCTTAAAACTGCTCTAGGTTTTGGTGGAGTAGGTATGATGGGTGCTGGCTTTGCACAATACGGCGGCTTGCTAAAAGCAGGTATTTCTGAAAAGATCCTCAAAGGTGGAATGGCAAGTGATATCTTTGAGCGTTTAAGAGAAACTAGAAAAGAACAATTTGGACAGAAATTCTGGGGTTCTAGAATGGGTAAGAAGATTGCTAAGGTTCCTGGTATGTCAGCAATCTCAAAAATTAAAAGTCCTATGGCTCTTGGTTTCCTTGGTGGTATAGCTGCCTGGGGAATCGCATCTACTGGCGTTAGCCTGCTATCTGGTAATTTTGGAGCCGCTATGCCAGGTATAAACCTTTTAGGTACTACAGAAACACCCGAAGAACTTCAAGCTATCTATTCAGGTGAACAAGATGTAGCAGTCAGAAAGGGTAGATGGTGGGAATTTGGCCGATCAAGTCCTTATGAAGGTGGCAGAGTTGAATACTATCGTCCACATTTCTTGCATCGTCTTAAGACTAGAGCATATCAAAAGGGTATGTGGGGTTCTGAAGAAGAACGCTGGGAGCATGACCCTCTTCTACATCCATTAAAAGCTTTATATGGTGATGACGAATGGAAGTATCATTATGAAAGCAAGTATCAGTATGAACGTCCTGCTCCATTAACTGGTACCTATGGAGAAGATATACCATTCTTTGGCCCTCTAATAGCAGCTACCTTTGGCAAAATGGTGAAACCAAGAAAATTGGTTAGACCTGAAGAGTGGATGGCTGGAGGTGGCGAATATCGCCACTTACCTGATGTACGTGGAGAAACAGAACCAGCCTATGAACTCGGTGGACTTGGACCTGGCGCTCCAGTTGGACCAGGAGAAGGTACTCAGCTGTTCAATGAGCTAATGTATCGTAGACGAGAAGCAGTAGGTTTAGTTGGATTTGCTGAAGGAGCTATAGAGAAAGCTGTTACTGGACGAGAAGAGCTATTTCAGAACCTACAAACCATAGGAGTAATGGGTAAAGAACTAGGTTCAGAGTATTGGTTATGGAGTCATCTTAATGTAGGAGGCGCTCTAGGTGCCTCAGAGCCCGTCAGACGCTTTATTCCACATACACGAAGCTACCTTGATACTTACAACCCTCTGGCCAACACAATGCCTTCCTGGATGCCTCAGGACTATTTCCTGGATTTGCAGCATGGTAATCCATTCCAGAAGATCAAAGAAGCTGAAATACGCCTTCCAGGTGAGGGATATGCGGCATTTCATCCAGAAGTTGCAGGTTTGAAGTCTGAAGAATATCCATTAGTACATAGATTGAAGATTCTTGGCGATGTCGCAATGTGGAGTGATGAGTACAAGCAAACATTAGCTAAAGCTAAAAGGAATAGAAACTACTTGTCAGACTATGAACAATCTATTGTTCGCACTACAGAAGAACAAGTAAGATCAAAGAAAACACGTAGAAAGATTACAGAATATCGATTCCGTCCTGAATTATTACAGGCACAAGATATAACTGTAACAGAGGTAATGGATCCAAGAAGGATAAAAGCAGCAGAATTTGGAGATACAGTAATTGAGCTTCAAGGTATGGGTGCCATAAAGAATATGGGCCAAGCTATGGAATTTGCTAGAGATAATCTAGAGGGCAAGAAGCTGACGATCCAAATGCCTGCAATGGAATCACGTAGATTCGATATTGGTAAAAATTATAGCAGAATGAAAGCTGTAGCTATGTTGGGCGATACTGACTATGGTCAGGTAATGGCCAATAAAGATCTGGCAGATGCTAAAGAACTCAGAGATGAGTTTGAACAACTAAGATTTACGGATGGAGAACAACTTGCAGGCAGATTTTCCGAGTCTCTTCTACATGGCATAGAGACTCCTATTGAGATGCTAACTCCAATATCACCAGCAGCAAAACTTATTAGACAACGTTCTGCCATTGAAGACTATGTAGCTACTGAAGCTATTGGCACCGGCAATGCATTCTGGGATCGTCCTATTGAAAACTTTATACGTCCAGCAGCAGACATGGCATTATACAAGATTGGTTTTAACGAAATTCCTGAACAAATTCGGCAACGTAGAAATATCAATGAATACTTTGATATGCTATCTTGGGTTAAATCTGAACAAGCAGAAAGAGTAGCAAGACAATCAGATGACTGGCAAATGGTTGAGGAAGAGCAAAGCAAGCAGCAAAAAACTTTATTTGGCTTAGATGTCTTTGGTTCTCCAGTTAGTGCCATGAAAGCTTTACCACGTAGAGAACGTGACTTCTTTGCTACCTTCGTGCAAGCTCCAACACCTGAAGAACGACAACAAATTTTCCAATTAATACCAGAGAATGAACAAAGATTGTATCTCGCTAACTGGATTAGACAAGAAGAGGAATCATCTCGAGCTAAGAAAGAAGCAGGAATTGCAACAAAACAAGATGAACAACTTCTAGTCACCTCTCAGATGATGAGACAATCTGAAGGCTTTGGTATCACTAAAGATTCAGAGCAGCAATGGATGGACGAAACTGGTGGACAAATTCCATATGACGAATGGATACGAGATAAGAAAGCTGAAGAATATTTCTCTACTCACTCATTGCCTGGTGCTGATTGGCTTGGATGGCATCCATCAGTTGATATGGATGATGTCAAACTTAAATATGTTGAGATGATGGGATTGGATCACCATGACTTTGATTTATGGGGCGCACGACGAAGATCACTTGCTAGAAAACCTTATATTAGTTCTGAAATGATTCAACAAATGGGCATGCAAGCAAACTTCGATGAGATAGCACAAACTCGTTTTAATGCTAAAGCCATGGGTGGATTTCATGGGGACTCTAATGCTAAAGTAAGTATAAGACATATCGCTGCTCCATTGGATGAGAGATATGATATTGAGATCGCAGACGCCCGTGATGGTCTTGTCCGTGATGCTCATAAACGTTTAGGGGCTAGATAATGGCAAGAGATCCTTTTAACATTAATGAACGTTCAAGCTTCTGGGGTCATGGTGCCACCGCAGCTGTAACTGGTGGTGTAGGCTATGGTCTTTACCGTGCTCATCCTGCTATTCGAGCAGTCTTAGCCAGTAGCAGGCGTGATGTGGCAGCTGAAGTATCAGAAGAATTAAGAACACTTGGGCGATTCAATGTAGCTAGAATGAATCAATCTGCTTTAACTGGCGATGTTGGAGAAAATATTCTTCGTAATTTGACAGAAAGTGCAAGTGGATTTTCATCTGCTATCAAAGGTGGCCTACATGTCCGTACTGATATAGCTCAAGCTGCTTATGAGTCTGTATTAGCTGGAGGTAAAGCCACTCATACAGAAGCATATAGTGCATATCAACAAATACTAAATCAAACCTCTGTACGTAATGCTTATGAAACTGCCAAACAATCTATCAATACCCTTCAAGGAGATGTTGGTTTATTAACAAGTAGAATTAGTGGTTTAGGTGAAGGCGGATTTTATACAGAAAGTAGACTTCATGAACTTGCAAGAGCAGGTACATCAGAAGGTGTATTTATGGGCTCGACTATTGCTAGAGAACCTAGACGTATAGAAACTCTTGCAGGAGATATTCGTGCTACAGCTGAAGGGATTCAATCTCGTCTGACAACAGCAGCACAGAAATCTGGAGGTATGATTGAATGGAAAGGTGTATATGATGTAGCAGACACATTAGAAGGCAAAGGAGTTACAACTCCTATGTTAAGAGGAATGATAGGGAAAGAAGCTATTGATATACCTCTTACTTCTACTGGTCTTACATATGGTGGAGAAAACTTAACGGCTAAATATATGACACGTAAAGCTTATGGTCAAGCAGGATCTTTAACTAACTTTACAGAAGAATATGTATCTAAGCTTGAAGAAGCTATGAGCATCCAAAAGACTAAGACCGGCCTCAAAAATGCTGTCATAGATGCTAATTATGAGATTATTAATGCTATTAGAGATAGAGATGCTGCTCATAAATCTATGGCAATTTGGAAAATGCCAGAAGCTATGCTCCCTGCTGGTGGCAGAGTTAAGGCTCGCATGAACTTAATGGAAGCAGTGTATTCTGGCGGCAGAATGACAGAAGGATTAAGAAGCAAAATAATTCAAGAATCTTTAGTTGGCGGGAGACAATTGTATCCAATGGGAAGTCCTGAAACAGTAGCCAAGGGTACCTTCGTTACTAGGAATATTGCCGAAGAACTTTTTGGCCCCATGGGTCGTTTAATGGGCATAGAACAAAGACCTGGACAATTTATACGTGAAGAATTCGGTGCGTCTGCAGCTGCCAAAGCAGCAGCTCCTAGATTCCGTGGACAATTCGGTGAATTCTATAGTCGACTTAATCGTAAGATTCAAGGTCCAGGATACCAATCGCTTCTTTATGGCGGAGCACCAGCCACAGCAGCAGAAGCATATACAGCACCACAACTTGCCACCTTCTATGCTAAACCAAAGTATTTAGATCCTAGCATGCTAAAGCCTGGTGATATATCTGGTATAGACTATGAACGTTTTAAAAAATTATCGTCTGTAATGGGTGCTGAAGAAGCTGTAATATCTCGTAAAGCTGCTCCATTTATGGAATATGAACGTGTAGTTCAAAAGAAACTTACATTAAATGAAGGATTTAGAACCAATCAACAAATCTTAGATGCCTTGAAAGGCAAGCGTGTTGGTGAATTAGCGAAACTACCTAGTATTGGTAGAGGTGGATTCTTAGGTGTAGCTGCAGCCACAGGAAGAGAAGTCTGGGCAGAAGGAGCTGGAGGTGCAGAAGCTCGAGTTATAGGCGCACAGCTTACAGGAGATAATGCCGCTACGGTCTTTATGAAAGAAACCCACAAAATGTCAGATGATAAATGGTGGAAATTCTTTAGTGAAGATGTCAAATTTATGGGCCGAGCAACAAGTGAAACACGCATGAGAGATGTTCTTGCTGCTGCTGGCATGGAAACACAAGCTGGCATGCAAGAAATTGAAGCAGTTGTTAGTGGTAAACTTGTTCAGAGAAATCGCATGGCACTTATGACTCAGCAGATGGAAGCTCTTTCTATGCTGGCATCGGGTAAGATTGACAAGCGTAAGCTAACACTTCGTAAACGTGTATTAGCTAAAGAATTCATGGAAGACCCAGCATCTTTCTTAAAAGTTAGTAGATTGCAAGGAAAACATATTGCTGATTCAGAATTCCAGATCCAAAAGAATATGGTCGCTCTAACTAAAAAATTCGGATTCACTGAACGTGAAATAGGATTAACATTTGGTCTTCTAGATACAGGAACCGCAAGTCGCTTAGGTATTGCAGATGCAGTTGCTGGTGCACCTGGTGTTATTGGTCTGTCCAAAATGCGCTTAGGTGATTTTGCTTTTGAAGGAGGAGCTGGAGGATTGGCTTCTTTTGAGCAAACAGGTTTCCGTATGTTAGCAATGAAAGGTGAAGAAGGTAAAAGATTTGCTGCAGAGATGGCCACACGACTGCGTGGAAAAGATGAATTGATTCCAGCTAATAGGATGATGGCCAGTATTCTCAATGAACGAGAACTTGCTGACAGAATGAAACAGTTTGCAACTGGTGGAAATGTAGACGAACGTCTTCTTGGACAGCTGAGTGCTAACCAATTAGTAGGAGATACTGGTCGATATGTTAAATTTGGTCAGCCAGTCAAAGCATTTGGAGGCGCTAAACAAATCTATATTCCTGGTATGACTGAAGCTGAAACTCTTATGGGCTACACTATAACAGATAAAGGCATGCGTATACCTTCACCTGTTGCTGGTGGGCTAGAAGATCTTCGTGGCCAAATGGCACGAGGTGCCGCACAAGAAGAAATCGAAGAATCTGCTAAAAGATTACGAGCAAATATTGTTCAACAAACTGAACTACAAGCTACTGCTAAAGGTAAGGTTGCAGGGTCTAGATTCTTAACTGGTATTCGTCAGACTGCAGCAGAAACTGCTGAAGATATGGGTGCAATGAAAATATCTCCACATACTGGAGAACGAATGTTTGATGAGCTTATTGAGCGTGCGAAAGATAATGAGCAAAGAATATTCTTGTCAGAACAGAAAAGAAAACTAGTTAATGATGGACAAGAGCTAATTGGAGGTATGTGGCGACATCCAACTACTGGTCCCGAAAGCTTTCAGTTTGTTCGTTATAAAGTAGATAGAAATCTTACTGATGAAATGATTTCTGCTCCATATCAAATGGGAGAAATTGCTTTAGGCGGTAAGCGTAAGAAGATAGACATCTCAGCTATGGTCGGAATGAAGGGTGACTTTGATAAAGACATGTTTGCTATTGCTGCAATCTCAGATAGAGATACTACTAAGCGTTTGGCTGGCAAAATGCAAAAAGAGATTCAAGAAGGATATACAGGCTATTTGTTTAATCATTATGCCATGAAAGATCTTATTGATGTTCGTAAAGGTAATATAGATAGTTTATTGCAAGCAAGCCATCAGGAAGCTCTTGAGCAGGGTGCTAAGAACTTGACTACTGCCAAAGTTGCAACACCACAAGTTAATGTTGCATTACAGAAACTTAAACTTGGATTACAATATAATGCTCCAGAGAAATATAGGCCTATGGCTGAATTGTTTTGGCATCTAGAAGAAGCTGCTATTGGCGGTAAACATGGTGCTCAACAGACTAAGATGTATCAAGAAATCGCTAGTGCTGTAAAACAAAAAGATGTTTCTGGTATGGAGAGCGTGATTAAACAACTGATGGGCGAGAAAGATGCTGTAATATCTGGACAAATTACCGGACCTGCTGGTGGGCTTGAGAGTCGTTCGCTCAAATACAGCCCTCGAGCATGGGCGGAGCAAGCAATCCAGTCAGCATCAGCTGCAGGTGAAGATGTAGAAATTGCATACAAAGCTGCACAATCAGCAAAAGGTAAAGTACCTGATGACTTCTCTTCACTTGTAGAAATGTATTACAAACGACGCACTGGATCATTGGATGTGGCACAATCTGCAATGCATTCGCAAGCTTATGGTATGCCAGGATTCACCGAGAAGACTAATAGAATATTACGTCAAGCTCAAAGCAAGTCTAGGTCATTGCTTGGAGCACTAAAGAAAGCTAAAGGCCCAGCATTAATTGGAACAGCAATTGCAGCTGGCGTAATGATGTCTGCACCATCAGCATCTGGTGCTCTACATCAACCACAAGAAGGTCCAGCTTCAGGTAGAAATCTTAGACCTGATGATTTAGGACCTCCAGCAGGTTTAGGAATGAATCCTCCATCTCTAAGAATTATGCAATCGCCACGAGTATATGATATGAGTGGAATACAAACAGCATCTCGTGCTAATATAAGAATGTCTATGCCTGATGCCAATAACTCTAGCAGAGATTTTATGAGGCATGCTAGTACTTTAGCCAGAGGTGGCAATGTAAGAGTGCGAACAGTAGATGACAGAAATGCACTTAGTCCACATCGACTGGCAAATCAAATACATGAGAGGCTCTAAATAATGACAGAACCCTACTACAATTTTCCGCCTGATCTTCAATATGATTCAGAGCAATCTCTTCCTGGTGAGCATGGCCAAGATGTACCTCATAATATAAACTCTAGTGGTTTTGCGGAAGAGATGAGCTTAGCGGAAGTTCCTGGTATCGCCCAAAATCAAATATCAGCACAAGAAGAATTCTTTCGTGAGGAATGGGGATTTAGAGGATTCCCAGATGACTTTATAGTCATTAACGATATAGTAATGACTGATATCCCTACTAACGCTATTGCAATGGACTCAGAAGGCAATGTGATGGTGGCAGAAACACTTAGATCTAAAGCACCTGTTGTTACAAGTAGCGGTATACAAGATATTGGAGTAAACATAACACTTACATTCCCGCCAGGAAATACACAGGCACTAAAGCTACAACGACTTATTGCTGAGCTTAAACACCATCCTCTCGTATATATATATAGTGGTAAAGTACGAAAATCATTAGGTATTACTGATCCAGTAGTAACCACAATGTTTATTCTTGAAAGCGGTACACTTCGTAGTGACCCAGAACATGTCGGTGCAATCATTTTAGATATGACTTTGCACTATTTCAACTACAAGCCATTCTCACATCATTTCTGGTTCAACACTAATTTACCATGGATCAATCAACCTGAAGCTGATGCAATAGACCAAGAACTATATCTTGGAGATCTAACATCATATGAAGCATCAGCTTATTCTATGGGTTATGAAGCAGAAAGAATGGCTCGAGATTTAAAAGCTGGTGCGATAGCATTATCATTAGAGAATCCAAACGTGCCTGTTAATATGCCGTCTGCATCAGATGCATGGATGTATTACGCAGATTACTTATCTCTAATTACCGAAAAGGTTAACGAAGAAAACAGTGATTATATAGGATTTAAACTTCGTGCCTTTGAACATCATACGCCTCCTGGAGAAGCCGAAAGATTAGGGAAAGGACTTTTGGCTAATCTTTTCGCCGAGGAAGACGGAAGCTTCGCTCCTTATTCTAGTGTTTACAGTGCCTTGACTGCACCGACTCCAGAACAAACTGGCACAACTGCTACTGAAAATGCTGTAGCACAAACTTTATCAGATAATTCGGATGAAAACACTTCGGTTGCTATGCTGAAAGTAATTAATGCAAATACAGGAAAATCAGCCACTGTTGATCCAAGTACCATGCACGGAATGACAAAATTTTCTCATATAGCTAAAAGTCGAAGCATGACAGCAGCATTACTCCTGAATCTTGAGTTAGGTTCTATACTTAGTAAAATTGCACAAGAATTTCCAGGAAAACGACTTAAGATTTATAGTGGCTATCGAGATCCACGAGGACAAGGCAAAAGTCAACATGCTAAAGGAAATGCTTTAGATATTAGTGTCGATGGAGTATCTAAAAAAGATTTATTTAAATTCGTACATATGAATACTGCAGCAACAGGAAAAGGTTTTTATTCTCATTCAACAGTTCCTTTTATACATATAGATGTAAGATCAGGCACAAAACAAATTTGGGTAGATTCATCAGCCAGCGGAGAATCTTCTAAAAATAAAGTTATATATGGCAGAAAAGCTGTATTATGGCTTAAAACAAATATAAATCTAAATAATAAACCATTAGGAGAATTACAAAAAGACGACAGAACTATAAAAGCTTTAGCTAACTTAGAACAAAAAGCTGGAGATGCTAATAAACCACGAGATGGTGAAGATCGCCGGCGTATATCGGCTCGAAGAAAATGGATACAAGAATTACGAACCAAAGGTCTTTATTACTATATAGACGATCTTAAGATACGTAATGTTTTCTATAGTAATATAGAATATCATATTTCTAGCAATCCTAATGATCAGCTTATACCAGAATATGGCAAAGATATTGTATGTTCGGCTATCTCTGTGACATTTGGTCATCGTATTGTGCCACAAAAACTATTAAGCCAAGACACATACACATGGCAATTCCTTGGTGCAGGCAACAGAACAGGAACTCTAGTCTTTACTTTTGGTGGAGAATCTGGGCGTATATCAGCTGATAGAATTAAGAAAATGATCTTTCGTGCTAGAGAAAACGCCAGGCAGTTCCAGGGATTGATACCTGAAGCAGGTGCGTTAGAATTTGAATGGGATAATCCTAATGGACAAGAAAGAAATACTATATTATCTTTATTAGACATTAAAAATTTTGTAGTTACAGATTTTAGCGAAACGCCAGTTCCAACTGGAGCGGATCAGCATCAGTTAGTAGTAAACTTTATTGCACAAGATTTTTCTGAAGAGAAACTTGATAGAAATATAATTACGTCATTTGACCAAAAGAGACGTGTCATTAAAGCATTGATGGGACATCTAGTATCACGGTATGTTGACACAGTAGAAGAAAGCTTCTTCACTGGGGATCGAGTAGTGAAGAAAAAATTAGTTATTCCTAACCCACAACATGTTATTGATCGTGGTGTACATGCAGAGCAAGAAAGAAAACTTAAATATCATACTGATGCTTGGGTAGGTGGCCATGGTCGTTATTGGAAAACTAATCCTAGCAGTGATATACCTGGATGGCTAGCAGAACTTTTAGTCGATTCTGCCGATGCATGTAAGGTAGCTAATGAGAATAGTCCATCTATTGAAGACGTATCTGAACAAGTAAGAAAATTATATGCCGAATGGGATGCTGGTCAGCATATAATAGGCGATAACAAAAATACTTCTTATAATTACGGGCAGCCATTTGCTGGACGAGTAGGTGCAGTACATAGTACGGCAGCAACAGGCGGCAAAGAGATTGATAAACAAGATACAGAGAATACTTTTAATAGAGTATATTTACAATGGCTCAATCGTATGGATGTAATATTCCATAAAGTAACCAAATATGCACATGCTGAAGATTTTGGTAAATGGTTTGGTAGCATAGGGGAAGACATAATAGAAGCATTAACTGATCGTATTGGTGAATGTTATGACGATCTTATGTTGCCCGATGTTCCAAATGGAAATATCCCTCTGCCACCAGAATTTTATATATATGATGATGCATATGAAGATCCTGCTATATCATCAATAACTAACGATGCTACTATGGAACAATCTTTGCGCCGGCATATACGCAACTCCCGCAAATCAGTAAAACGATATATAGAAGACACAATCTTGGGTGGGTCGTATGTCTCTAGAAACTTACCAAGAATTATGGAAACCAGACGAGAATATCTAAATAATTTTGCTGGTGAAACTCGTGACCAAGGTGAATTTAAATTCATGTCATGGGGACAACGACTAGCAGAAGGCACTAAAGCTTGGGAGCCAGTATTCTATCGTCCGCATGATGATGCATATAAAGATGGTAATTCTAAGAAATGGATAGACCGTATTAGTGATGGGAAAAGCCCAGAAGAAACACGATTTGAATTCATGGATAATCTTATTTCGCTCAGTCCTTATCTACGTGATGGACGTGGTAAGATGTGGAATCAGCCATATAACTTATCTAATAACGCAGAACTTGTAGAAACAATTTATGATGATAATTGGCGCAAGCTTTCATTTGGGCCTAACCCAAATTATAGACATGCCGATGAAGTGCTTGAAGGTAATATACCTGATACACGTGGAGAAATAGCAAGGAATCAAATAGTCAAGACGCAAGCTGAATTAATAGCAGAGAAGGCAGAGCAACAAGCATCAGAAATGACAGGTGACCATACTATTATGCCAGATGGCAGTGTGGCTTTTGGTAATAACAATGCAGAAATGCAATCGCTTTATAGTGATCGCTTTAGTGCTATGCTAGCAGATGGATGGAGAAGTGCTACATCTTTAGCTGCAAGTATGTTTGAGTCACACTTTGGTTTAGTAGCAGTAGCAGGTGCAATATTAGCTGGTCCTGCAGCAGCAACAGTAGCATTAACGGCTGTAGCCGGCTCGATAGTTAATTTAATAACAGGTGTGGTAGAAAGTAAAGAAGAGAGAAAGAAACTTGAAGCCCTTCAGACTGAGATTGGTAAAATCTTACCAGATATGGATCACACTCAAGCTGGAAAACAATTTACAGCTGAGAACGAAGAAGCTACTATGGCAGCTATGGCTAAAGGAATTGGATTCGGTACGAAAGCAAAAGATCTGTCCATGCGTCGAGCATACCCGACATTTAAAATATATTTCATTGAAGATGACGAACAAGGTTCTGAGATAGCTAATGGTAAATTGATCCGTGCTTTTGATGACTTCTATTCATATTCTGCAGTACAAGAAATAAGAGTTATTCGCTCTCGTAAAGTAGCTGCTGACTTGGCAATCCTCAGAATAACTAATATTGGCGGAAAGATTTTGCGTAGACGTTTTGGTGAAACATCTCAATGGGAAAGAGATGAGAAAGCTAAATATGGTATTGAAGCTGAATATGAAACTGGAATCTTTGCTGATACAGAGAAAGAGAATCCATTCGAAAGAATGATTCTTCAAGATGGCGTAAAGGTTCAAATTCGTTTAGGATATGCTAGCAATCCAGATCATCTTGATACAGTATTCTTAGGTAGTGTTGTAGAAATCTCACCTAGTGATGATGGTAAGATTCTAGAAATTGTTTGTCAAGGATTCGGTGCAGAGCTTGAAGGTGTAGAGCTTGGACCATTGGAAGATGGCCCTGTGTTCTATTCGTCTCAACAGGTATTATCAGGTTCTATTATTCAAGATAGTATCGTTAACTTCGGTCGCCGTGGTAACTATAATCGATTCACACCAGGAGAACAACGACATAGTTTCACTGGCGGTAGAGGAGAAGGTTTTTTATCAAATTTAACTCCACAACAACTACTTAACCAATGGAGTGATAGTAGACTATATAAGCATTATTTTAAATATCCATTCAGAAACTTCCCTCAAGATGATAATATATTTGCACCGCCACCTCATGTTTATGCATCCACATGGATGCAATTCTATAACAATGCTTGTACATATCGTCCTTTAAAACAAACACCTTGGCAAATATTTAAAGAGCATGAATTACGACATCCAGGATATGTAGCAATGGCTGTTCCTTATGGACATTCACCACGTATGACTATGTTCTTTGGTTCTAAATCACAACACTACTGGAGCCGTCCACCATCGGGTCTTGAACTGTTCTTGGCAGAAAATGCAACTGAACAAATCATTCGTCTTCAAGGTATGAGCGCTCAAAAGATAGCTGATCCTGGATTTGCAGCACAGCTTAAAAAGCTAAGTGCAGAGTCACCTGCTATAACAAGTGCTATCATTAATGGGGTAACTACATTCTCACAACAAACTGGTGTAAGTCAAGAACTAGGAAAGCTGTTTGGCCGATATAAACCATTTAGAAACTTCCATTATTTTGATTCTAAACATCATATTGTAAAAAATAATATCCGTACCAGTCGTGATGGAACCTTTAATGAGGTTGAAGTTCTATATTTCAAGGATGAAAATGATATAAATCCTGAATCTGGAATCTTGGGTTTATTTGGTGTAGGTAATGATGCTGAAGAATTATCTGATAATCTTCAGGCTATGCAGCGTGGTGAAGCTGGAGTATTAGCATGCAAGCTAGATGAAAACATTCCAGAAGAATATATACGATCTTACAGAGAAGAATTTCCTTCTTGTATAACTGAAGATATGGCACGTCGTTATATACAAGGACTCTTTGCTAGATTGCTTCGTGATTGTTACAAGGGAGATCTTTGTGTATTAGGAGAGCCAACTTTAAAGCCATATGATGTATGTTTCTTAAATGATTCAAGTATTAACATGACTGGTCCAGTTGAAGTAGAACAAGTTGAACATATCTTTAATAGAGATTTTGGATACATTTCTATCATAACGCCTGACCTATGTGTCGATATTAATGATTATTATAGTGCCACTGTATTAGATCTTGCAGGATCTAGCTTGGCTTATACATTCGGTCTCGATGATGCAGATACAGCAATTAGTATGGCTGCCATGGCATCTCCATTAGGATTCCTTGCATGGACAGGTGGAGTAAAATTTATAAAATGGACTCAAGAAGGTGTTCCAGTTATAACAACACCATTAGTATTTGAAGGTAAACCATTTATGAGTGTTACATTAGGCCAAAGAAGAACTTCAATGATTCAAGCATTAAATGGTAGATGGCGTCAATACTGGGATGATCTCGAGTCAGCTTGGGAAAAATTTGATATTGCAGAATCCTTCTTTGACCAAAGTCTTA